ACCATCCGCCCGCAACCAGTCCGCATAGGCCCCGTGACTGATGTACTCCTGCCACTCCTCGGGGATCGTGCTGCTATCGGTAGTATACGGCCCATCCCAGTCCATCTTGTAGGTCACATAGGCAGAGGCCGTAGAACTGCTAGGATCGGCCACAACCGCCGCGCCCGCATTGGTGACGTAGAACTCAAGCTCCACAGCCGAGTTCATATAGAACGGCTGGTAAATCTTGTGGACCCGCAGGAACTTGTCGATGGTCGGCTTACCAGCCTGCGCGAAGGGAATGATGTTGCTGTTAAGGGTAGCGGTGCCGGTGCCAGTGCCCACAGCCGTCGCCACAAAGGTAGTGCCCACCGTGCTAGCCGAAGCCCCTACCGCAATCCAGTTGGTGCCTACCCCAACCGTCAGGATGGTGTAGGTGTAGCCCACCACAAGCGCCGTAGCGTTAACCGTAGTGGACTGATAGTTGCGAAGCTCACCTACCACCAGCCAACGAGGCCAAAAGTCCGTAGCCTCGTAAGCCAACCGAGCGCGCCGATTGATGAACTCGGTGATCTGCGTCTGCGCGTTAGCGTCAGGCGACGGGATGCCGCACAACGCCTTTACGCGATTATAGATCGAGCTATAGGTGACGTTAGCCATTAGACTTTATTGGGGGCCAGATGGGGGAAGTAACGCTGGTAGTCCCGAATGAAGCCTTTGTCGTGCATCGCCTGATGCCCGTACTTCTTCCGCATATTGAACCACTCCCACGCCGGGGTCACCGCGACGCAGCGGAGGTTCTTAAAGCCAAACTTCTGGTTCTTCTTAATCTTCTCAGCTTCCTGAGCACAGAGCTTCTCGCGCTCATTCTCCCAAGCCTGCTTGAGAGCAATGCCAGTGGTGATCTCCCGCATCAGGGCGCGGTCAACCTCGCCATCTGCATACTTCGGGAGTGACGTAATGATGTTCATAAAAAAGCCCGTGCGGCATTGTACCACACGGGCTTCGATTAAGGCTTAATTGCTATTAGGCAATCACGCGGATCTGGCCGTGGGCCAGCGGGGAGAAGACCTGAAGGGTCGCCGCCGCGTCCACGAAGCCCTTCTCACCACCACCCGCATTCGGAACGCGGGTCGAACCAACGCTCATCAGCTCGGCAACGCCGATATAGTTGGGGTTGATGATGTAGCCACGGTTGGCGTCCGGCATACAGGCAGGGTTGCCGTTGACCACCGAGATCAGACCGAAGTCCGAGTCGTAGGTGTTCACCGACAGGGTGATCTGCTTGTCGTCCGCCATCTGGTTAACGTGATAGACGTTCTCGCTGGTGTTGCCGTCCGCACGGGCGAACCCGCTGACAACGCGACGCAGGGCCGTACCCGCAATCAGGGTCAGCGAATCCACATTCCCGGTCTGGGAGAAGATGGAGGCGATGAGGCCGTTGAAGGCGTTCTCCGTCAGGGTGCCAGTGCCGTGGATGGACGCCGCCGGGGTGCGGTAAGCAGCCGGAACGTCCGCGCCGGGAGCGGCTTGCAGCCACAGACCCAGACCACGCGACTCATAGCGAGCCGAAGCGCCATCTTCCACCGAACGGTCGTCGTCCGAGCAGAAGGTGAACTCCATATCGCGCTTGAGTTCGCGAATGGCCTTCGACTCGGCCTCCGCGAGGCGGGCCGGACCAACGGACTCGACAGCCTGCTGAAGCTGGCTGACCATAAAGTCGCGCCGGAACAACTGGACGTAGTTACCGAGACGGGCACGGTTGGTGAACTTGTCCGTATAGGACGAGATGTCCACGCCTTCCTGAATACCCACCTTAGACGGGGTGCCCAGAGCATCGACCGTCCACTCGTTGTAGGTGGCGGTGGCCTTACTCTTGGTAGCGAGGGAGGTCAGCGGAGTCTCCTCGGGGGCGAGGATCGTCAGGACATCCGTGAGGTCTTCACGGTTGGAAATGGCCGAAGCATTCGTGCCATTGGTTTTGCTGTAGGTGTTAGAGAACGGCATTGTAGTAGTTAGTTAGGTTCGAGAATATTGAAGAGCGCGGATTGCTTTGAAGTCCTTATAACTGCCGCTCTTGTTAAAGCGGGCGGAAAGGTCATTCAGGGCCTTCGACTGACGAGCCTCGGGCTTTGAGGATTCGGCGCCTTGGTTCATCACGGGAGACGGGGGAGAGAGCCGGGCTGACGACTTCGCATCGGCAGGACGGCGACCATACAAGCTGTTCGCTGCGTGGGCTAGCAGGTAGGGCAACTGGGGCGCAAGATCAGGCAAGAGTCTTTCGACTGCCTTAAACTTAGCGTCACTCACCATCGCCTCATACTGCTTGCGGACATCATTGTCTTCTCCCTGTAGCCAAGAAAGCTCAAGTTTGGCCTTCTCACCCAGAGCTTGCTTCATATCGGCGCGGCTTTTCGCCAGTTGGATCTCCTTCCCCTGAGCGGGAATGTACACATCCCTAGCTTTACGCGCACGCTTCACAATCTCTCTGAGTTCGCGCTTGGTGTACTCTTTGCCGCCTTCGTTCGTCACGACTTCGTCGGCACCGAGGTCTTCGGCTCGGTCGAGCCGCTCCTCTGCCCATTCCATCACCTCCGAAAGCTCCTGATATTTGGCATCAAGACCTTCCTTAGTGTCGATGTTAGCGTAGGGGTTGTCTTTAACCTTCGCTTCGAATGAGGACTCCTCGCGCTTGGCAATCTCTGCTTTAAGGGCTTCCACTTGCTCCTCAGCAGCCTTACGCTTTGCCGTGAGTTCCCCGAATCGGGCCACAGCTTTGCTGCCGAGTTTCTGCGAAAGCTCCTTAAGCTCCGCTTCACTCATAGATTCCAAGTCGTAATCCTTTGAAAGAACCTTCGGATCCTCTTCGGGCTTAGGTTCCTCAGAAGTCGGTGACGGCTCTTCTTGCTTCACCTCCTCCTTCGGTTCCGTAGGCTCGTTGGGAACCTCCTCTTTGGCCTCTTCCTTTGGCTCCTCTGGCGGATTTTTCGCCTGAGCAGCTTCCGTAAAAGCCTTATATCGCATAGCGATTAGCTCGCTATTAGACATATTCTTACCCACAGGTTTTTGGACGGCTCCTGCGTTAGCCGATTGGACTTCAGTAGACATTATGGGTGCCGTCTTTACGCCACGGGCATTGCGAGGCCCGCAGTTTAACACACCCAGTCAGTCCATTAACCCGGCAGTCCCTGCATCTTACGCATTCCGCGCCTAATCAGGAGGTCTTGATAGTTGGACAGGTTCAGGATCTCGTCGTAAACCTGTATCTTGCCGCTAATCTCCCTGACACGACCGTCAGGAGCCCGGGGAAGGCTGGAAATAGCCAGTTCCCGGCCTGCCGCGACCCAATCGAGGAAGTCGAGAAACTGCTCCCGCTCCCCCAGAAACCTAATTTGCTCCTCTAGCGGGTGCTTCTTGTTGCCGAATAGGTTCATTGATTGATAGTCTGGGTCTCAACCCCGCCCATCTGGGCAGGAGCCGTACCCAATCGACCGATCTCAGCGTTCTGCTGCTGGGTCAACGCGAACTGGTACTGGGCGGTGTACTTCTCCAGCCGGGTACGGAACGACTCGTCCTGTTGCAGGCGAGCCATAACGTCTTGCTGGGCAACGTATTGCTTGATTACCTCAAGTGCAATCTGTGCCCCATTGGGTCGAGCCCCGGCCTCAATGCCAGCGTAGATCTTGGACAGGTCATCCGTCACCAGCTTGACCACCTGCTGCTGCGCCTGCTCGGCGGGTTGCAGGAAGGCGTCGGCCATAATGGGGTCGATCTGGGTGGCACTGATCTCCAGCAGCGCATCGACATTGATCCGCCCATTCTTGTCCAACTGGAGCAGATTGACGAACTGGGTCAGTCGCGCTTCCACCGTCTCGGGGTCGTTATTGAGGACATCAAAGCTAATCTTGATGTCGAAGTCCTCGTCAGGATTGCCCTTATCGAACCGCATAGGGTCCGCCACCCCGGTCACGCGGAAGAACATCTGCTCGGGGCCAAACCGCTGGTAAGACTTGAAGCAAGCCTTTAAGACCTCCTGCGCGTGATTGAGGAACTTGTTAACCAGAAACTGCTGACGGATCTGGCTGATGGGATTGTCAGCCGCGAGACCGACAATCTTATCCGCCGCATCAATCATCGTGTTCTCCATCTCCACCGAGCCGGGATTGTAGGGAGGGACAGGGCCGAAGGTGATTTCACCCGCACGGCGCACAGGAACAAAGCGTCCCGGCCCCCAGTCGGAGGGAGGGTTCCCCGGCTGGTGCATAATCGGAGGCAGGGTAGCCAAGCTATTACGATCAACGCGGCTATCCCGCTCGGCCTTCACCTGATCCTGCGGGCCTTTAAGGATGTCGGCAAAGGTCTGGATGTCGTACAGGCGCTTGTTGTCCTCCGACAGCCGGGTCACGACAAACGGATAGTCATTGTACCCGTTCAGAAGCTCGTACTTGGCGTAGGGCTTGATGTCTCCCTGCCCGGTGAACTTCGGGTTGAACACCGTGATGTAGATGCCTTCCGAGCCGTCCTCGGGGTCGATGAGGCGATTGAACGCATACACCACCTCAACCAGTTCCGTCGCATCGTACTGCTGGCGATACTGGGAGTAGGACGCGGATCGCGTGCTGTAGATGTTCTCCAGATTGTAGGTGTTAACCCCGCTGTAGTTCTTGATGATGTGCTCGCACCATTCCATATCCCAGCCGTCCGAAGCCGCGCGAGACAACACCTCCTGCACGGAGAGGAAGGTGCGGTAGAAGACGAAGGGAGCCCGCTGCGGGTCGATGCAGTAGGAAGGAAAGAACACATCCCCGTCCGGCGCACAGGTCTGGATGAAGGGACGGTCCACGGACAGGCGGCTGATGGGGATCTCACCCGTGCCCGTAGCCCGCAAGTCCTTCAGGGCCTTCTTGGCCTTTTTGTCCATCAGGTCAGGGTAGACGGACTTGAGCATCTTGATGATGTCGTCGTCATTCTGCCCCTCGACGATGAGCTTAGCCAGTTCCGGCGAGTTCACCGCAATCTGCTGCAAATCAATCTTCTGGAGATACTTCTTCTCCATCCGCTCCCAGCCCACGTAGGTGATCATCAGCCCACGCTCAAGGAAGTAGTTGGCA